CCCCGCCATAAAACTCGTATATTTAGAAGGATTGCGGCCCGTATCTGTTTTCAAAGGCTTACCTTTACCCTTTGCTTGTTGTTTTGTGCGCTCTCGCTCAAGAGTTTTTGTTTTACGCGTTCTTCTTTTACTACCTTTTCTGCCGCGCTCTCTTGCTTTCACCCTTTCCATCGTTTCAGTTTTATCTGTTTTACCTGTATCATACGCGGGTTTGTCTTTTTTTTTACGAATGATGTCAAACGCTAAATCCATAGGTTCGCCGGTCATAACACCCATGCCTAAACCGTTGCCTTGAGGATTAGCGCCGTCAATAGCGTCTGCCTGTCCAAGTTGGCCGACTTGCCCTGCTTCTTCTGTTGGGCGTTCCTCGTCTTCTGTGTTTTGTTGAGGGATTTTTATCTTCAAATGTTGTATTCCATGCAACATTTTAGCGCGTTTTTCTTGTTCAATACGCTTTTTCGCGTCATGTTTGGCTCTTTCATCGGAATCTTCGCGCCCAACCGAGGAATCTTCCTCAATTTCTTCTGCGCTTTGACGCGGATTGAATCGCAAATTGCCTGCGCTTCCCGAACCATCTCCCATCGGCATTAGACATCACCATTACATATTGATTCAAAAGACCTTTGGAGAATGCTCGGTATATTATAGTAAAATAACGACACATCTTCATTGTCTTTGAAGGCTGACGCGTAAGAACTGAAAATAATATGAATTGCATTCATTTGATTAGATAAAATATGCTTGGTTTGTAAGAATTTTTCACCATCGTCAACTAATAATATCTTGAATTGTGTTTCAACATCGCGTAAAATGCCTCTATGGGTGTGATATTCAGCGTAAATAGAAGGAGCCATGTTGCTAACAGCGTGATGCCACCTGTCAATGACATGATGAACCATTTTAAAGAAGATAGAATACTCTTTTTTATCTAATGGGCGAGTAATTGTCAAGATTTCAGCATCGTCAATATCAAGACATTGAATAAATGGGACAAAAACGGTGATTTCATGCATCGTTTTCACCATCTATCAGTTTAGCCCTCAACTGTTTCCACACTTCCGGCGATTGTTTTGCTAATTCAACCTTTAGAATGTTAATTGTTTGAGCGTTTAGGTTTTCTGTTACATTGCCTGCGGCTCTTTCTTCTAATTTCATCATCATATTTACCGTATCGCGCACCTCTTTATGCAAAGACACGATGTTTCTTACATACAACGGGTCATTTCTGTCTGCATCATCAAGAAAATGTTGCAATTCTCCGTTTATTCTGCCTAAATTAGAGCGTATTGATTGCATTTCATTACCCGCTTGTATAGCAATAATGTCTGCGGCGCCTCTTTGAACTATAGGCTTAAGGTGATGTTTTATGTGATGATAAACGCTTGATTCGGGTATGCCTAAGTCCTGCGCTATTTGTTCGGTAGTCATAGTGCCGTTATAGTAAGCGTGTTCAAGACCCTCTCTTTTTACTGTCGTGCAAAAATGACATTCGCTATTAGACGCTAGATGATACTCTCCCATGTGGTTGCGAAAGTGTCTATCTGCTGTTCCTTCGCGCCAACCTTTGTCTTTATCCAACTGTTTAGCGACAACTATGCCGTCGCGCATAAGTTCCTCTAATTCATCGCGGTCCGGGTCTTGACAAAACTTGCAAGATGAGCGCGTTACTCTATCCGACACATACAAGTGCAATACGAAACACTTGAAAATGGTTGCGATATAGCGCTTGTATGCGACACCTAAGAAAAACCCCAAGAATTGCAGGGGTGCCTATCAATAAAACGGCGGCTATAAGTTTAGGAAAAGGTGTAAAAGATGCTTTATTAAATAGAAAGGTGAATAATCAAGAAAGAGATAGACGCATAAAGATATGTAATACATGTGAACACTTTGATGCACCTCGTTGCACATTATGCGGTTGTTTTATGAATTACAAAACAACGCTTATGTCAAGCAGTTGCCCTATTAACAAATGGTCAACCTTGAGAGAACTTCCTATAGACCATTCCGGTGAAACTAAACATGACGAACAAGATAGCCAATAGATAAGTTAGGCTTCTTGAATCCATATCGTTGCCGTTAAACGCTATAATCATAAAGCAACCAAGCGTCAAACTGATTAATTGAACCATAATCATGTCAACAATGACTGATTTACGCATATTACTAAAATCACTAATGGCCGTATAGAAACTACCTGTCCAATCTCCACTTTGCATATTATCACCGTCCTCCTGTCGTTACGCCGCGTAGGAATGAACCGATACCGCCACCAACATTTTGCATCAATCCGGGGTCAGCCATAGCATCATTCAACATACCTTGCATCAAACTTTGATTTGCAAGGTTAACCATCTGTTGAAACTCCATAGATTTCTGTTGAACATTGTTAGACGCTTTGTTTAATATCTGTGTTTGACTCATCATTACGCTATCTGTTGTCGGCATGCCTTGAACAGCGCTAAAATCAAACTTATAACCGTCGCCATCTTCAACTAAACGCGCATTTGAAAATATTGCATTGACCGATACTGCTACTAAACTACTCAAAAGCGACACAAGCATATTCATATTGTCGCCATTATTATCGGATAACCACTTATCTATCATCGGGTTTGTTGTTATCATCGCGGATAGTATCTCCATTTCGGTTGGAGGCGCTTGATATTGAAAACCATATTGCTGTTGCCCCCATTGCTGTTGCCCTTGTTGCTGAACTTGTTGTTGTCCATTAGGTAATCCAAGATTCAAAGCACCATTTTGTTGCTGATTTTGCTGATTATTATTGTTAGACCACCACGCCATGATACCACCTCACGCGCTCCCATCATTTGATTCTGTCGGTAAAGGCATTGGTTGCGTTTGAGCCGCTTGCATTTGATTAATTGCTAGCGCATCAAACAACAATCTATTGTTCATATTACCGTTAAATTGGCGCATATCAAACACTACCATAACTAAATCATTGTTCCCTGTAGCCGCATTTGTCAAATGTGTTACGGGAATATTGTCTTGCTTCAACATTTCAAAAAATGGTTGATATTTAGCCAAACTTGGCGGCGTATTATCTCTTTTTTTGATAGTTTTGATAGGAACAGCCACTACGGACACACCTTTTTTCAATTTAGACTTTAATGTGCCGCTTTTAGCCTCTTGTTCCATTTCTTCTTCTTTCTCCCACTTGGTAAGCATGTGATAAAGATGCAAATGTTCGGGACAGTATGTTCCGCGCATTTTACGCCCACTTGTTACACCTTCCCGCGCAACAAAAGCCTCCGGTTCGCCGGTTACAGGATTGTGAAAATACAGTTCCCAAAGCGATTTTCCTGTTTCTTCATCAATAATTTGGTCATATATGTTGCCTGCTAGACGGATAAGGTTCTCAATATCGGCTCCGTCTATTACGCACCGCATAGTATTCGTATTATATCGGTATTTTCCCCCGAAAAACCACCTTCTAGGCGAAAAAATGCTTCTTTTCGTCGGTTTTAGCAACTTATACGCCTGTTTTATGTCTTTTCTGCGCGCTTTTACCGGATTAGGGTGTCTTGAAGGGTAAAAATTGACTTGAGGCACCTCTATCATGCCTGCTTGCTCTTGCATAGCGGCCTGCGCCATTGCTTGTTGCTGTATTTGCGCTAACGGCATGTTTGTTTGTGCGGCGAGCCTCAATAAGTCCGATTGTGTTTGATTTCCTAACATTTTATCACCAATTCAACATATCTAACAATGTTTTTTCAACATTCCACCCTATATTTGTAGCCATCATGGATACGCGGCAAGGGATACCCGCTTTCTGTAGTCGGCGCATAGCCGGTCTATGAACATCAAATACTTTATGCTCTCGCAAACGATTAGATTGCCATAGAATATTTGCTTTTTCGTCCCACCATTCGTCTGCTTTATTCGCTATTATCCACACTTGTTTAGGAGAATATCGTTTTCCTTTCAATCGTGTTTTTAATCGCCTATAACTCCAACGCTTTTCTATCAAAGCATCAACTAAAAACTCCAAACCACCAACAACATCAATGACTTGAGAGCCATTTCCTCTAAGAGCGCGTGTATCAGTCATAAAAACTACAATTTCCACTTGCCTATCAACCATATCGTCAATCCATAGGTTCCAAAAGCGCTGTTGTCCACCAACATCGGCGGAATGCACGACTCTTTTCTCACCTTTCCAACGAATACGCTTTCTTGTGGCTTTTGGTAGCACATGACCGGCCTGTATTAGCCTTTTAGCATGCATTGTTCTTTCTTCAACTTCTTCCATTTCTCCGGGTGTCCGCATAAACCTGTCAAGAGTAGTTTTACCGACTAAAGTTGGCCCATACACACCGATTCTGCGAGGTTTTAGGAAATTATACAACTCTTTTCCATAAACTACAGCGCCCATCAAAGCGCTACCCGCAAAAGTCGCAACCATCTTAAGAAACCCACCCAACGACCTTGCTTCGCGCCCATTCAACAGTATTTTCCCAAACGCTAACATCTGTGCCGTATTCAAACCAAGAAACGCCTAATCCTGTGCAAATTGCGAGTATAATCGCAAAAACTAATCCCTTACCGCGCTCATAATAAGTATCTAATGTGTTTTGCGTGTGCAAAGCGCGCAAAGTCGCTTCTGTAGCATCATCGCTTGGTGTTTTGAACAACCAACCCATGAAAATTACTCCTTCTTCTTCTTTTTGTAAGTGCCGTCAGCATTTCTTTCTCTATTTGTGCCTAATTTCATGGGTTTTTGTGTAGTTGCGCTATGAGAGGGAGCGCTAACCGCTTCTTCTGCCGCTTCTTGCATTTCTTGTTGCAATTGGAGATACTGAATGACCTCGGGGTCTTCTTCAAGTTTCTGTAATTGATGAGAAAACAACATTTCTTGCTTTTTCATCTCAATTTCCATCTGTTTTTGCGCGAATCCCATCTGTTGCTTCTGCATCTGTCTTGTCATATTCTTTTGCATGTTAGCAAGGCTTGCTTTTTGGTCCATTGAGTCTTGTGCAAGCATCTTCCAAAGGAAATACGCCATACCTTGTAGCGTAAATGCCCCCATAGTGTAAGTAAGCGCATTAGTGCGAACACTATCTTCATCAACTAGCCACAATTTTGCGTCAAAAACGGCAATCGCGCACCCAACTAAAATTGACACGAAAGATATCAATCCTAGTATTCTCAATTCGTCTGTATTATGATTATCTCTAGCGGGTTGCATATAGTTCCCTCATCGTAAGCGGTGTTCCCTACATTAAATAAAGGTAATTCATTCACCCTTTTTCGGTTTTCCGTTTTCCTTTCTGTAATTGTAATATAATTTCTTTTTCAGTAACGGAACAGTAAAACCGGAATTACTCAACGCGCTAATGACATCATTCTTGAGGGAAATTTGTTAATTTTTGTTGTCGCGGGTCATACCCTGCATCTCGCTGTTGTTGCCTATATTCTTCCAATTGTTGCTGATATTGTTGCGCTTGTTGACCTTGCACTTCTATCATTTGTTGTCTTGTGGGCGGTCCCATTGGAGGTTGCTCGGGCTGTTCTAATTGCATGGCTCTTAATGCCGCTTGGCGCGCATTTTCTCGCGTTTCCTGCGGCGACATAATACTAAACCTACTTGTTTCTGTTGGCGCAAAACTTGTTTGTCTAGCATATCGGTTTCGGTAGGCTAGTTCATCTATTTGTTGCTCTTGTCCTAGTTGTGGTTGTGGTTGGCGTGGTTCTGCTTGTTGAGGTTCTGCTTGTTGAGGTTCTGCCGGTTGCAAAGCGCGCATCTTAGCCTCATGTTTCATTTGCGCTACATTAGCCAATTTTAGATTCGGGTGTAGCGTTGCAATCAACAACTGCAACTGTGCAAGTTCATCTCGCGCCTCTTGATTATCGGGGTCGCGTAATAATTGGTTTAATTCATTAACACCATCGGCGTCTTTTTCAAGGTCAAAATCATCAAGCATTGAATGTATTTTTTCTTCCATAAATAAGTTAGGATAATGGTAAGCGTCGTATATATCGTTTGCTTGCATAACAATGGCTTCAGCGTCTTGTTGAGTCAAATTACCATTTGCTCTATCCTCAATTAAATGATGCAACCCCATTGTTGCGTCAATTCTTTTTTGTAGTTTTTGAGTAGCATTTTCAACGGGAGTTGATTGATACGAAAGGTTTTGGCGCCTCTTTTCAATGTAGTCGTCTAAACTGTATTTCTCCAAAGCGTAGTCGGTATCATCTTCTCTTGTTGGGAATCGGTTGCGAATATAATATGCCGTTCTTTCACCTTCGTCTAAGTCAATAGTGTTGCCGTTTTTATCCACAATATGACTCTTGAAATAATCTTCAATATTCATTTTTTGCTTTTTCGTAAATTTATCTTCTTCTCGCGCCTTCAAATATTCTTCAAGACTCATAGGTCCACCATCAGCAGACTCAAGACCCAAAAACAAACCGCTTCCTTCTTGCGCGTTTTGTCTAAAGAACGCTTCCATTGCTTGCATTTTAGCCATATTGACCCATTCTTGTCGCGACTTTGCGGCTAATTGCTTTTCTAAAGTAGTGTGAATAGCGTCGCCTCTAAATTTATTATCGGCTTTGTTGTAATTTCTCAAGAAATCTATAGCGTTATCATAATGTTTTTCGCGCAAATCGGGGTGCAACACATTAGCGTTTGGTAATTTAATAGCCTCATAATCATTATCGCTAAACATACCATATTTTTGTAGCATCTCAATATATTCATCGTTGTGAAGTAAATGCACATTAGTTATTTTTTGTAGCGGAGATTGACCTCCGTCTTCTAATCTTTGCGCGTCTTCAATAAAACTTTCAGCATTTTTCCCTATTTGTTTTACTTTATTTGCGCGCTTACCTCCTACAACATTGAACGCTTGTTGTAATTTAGTCGGTCTAAGCCTTGAATCTTTAGTGATGAAAAATTGTTTAACCATATCGGGTGTTTTGGTTATATGCACTTCATGACCGTTGTCCCAATCTCGCATCAAATCGTGTTCGTGGTCTGTTACCATTCGCCCAAAATAGTGATGAAGATGCGGAGGTTGTAATCTAACTCTTTTATCATACATAGTGTCTAAAAATTTAGATTTTTCTTCGTCGCTCATATCTTCATACGCCTGTTTTTCTTCATCAGTAGCAAACATTTCTCGCGCTCTATTGTCAACACCTTGAGCGCTTATGTCTGCTAAGTTTTGAATCTCGCTAAATAGTCTGCTAGTAACGCTATTTCTTGATTTTATTTGAGTTTTATACTTGCTGTTATCAGTTGTAGCGTTCTTTATCATTTCATACATGTCTTTCATTTTCTTTAGCACAATATTACTTGCGCCATTCCTTTTAGTTTCGTTAAAAATATGTTTTACTTGCGCTAAAAGAGATTGGCGCCCATGCTCATGTAAGATTTTATCATGAGTTGACTCTTGGGGTATTAGCGCCGCTATCGGGTCTTTTTCGGGTTGCCATTGTCCGATAGTTGTTTGTTTGCGATGCGCATTTCGCTCGGCTTTTCCTGCATCAGCGTCTTCTGCTCTTAAACTAGCAATTACATTTGAGCGTGTTGCTTCGTGTTCTGCTCTTTCTCGCGCTCTTTGCAAATCTTCTTCTGTGTGAAGATTGGGGAACGCGCCGTTTTCTGCTTGACTAAGATAATAACTCATAGGTTCAAGTGGTCCCATGTTTCCTAACATTTCTTCTATTGACTGAATATTTCGGAACCCTTGCGTTTTACCTTCCCTTGCTTCCTTTCTGCTCATTAATTCAGCAACATGTTCAAGGTCAATACTCTTAGGATTTCTTATACTGTGTTGCACTATTTGTCCTTTTAGGTAGTCATCGTTGTTTCTAACCACACCATCACCCAAACAATGACCGCATACTCCATCGGATACTAATCCACCATTAGGGCCACATGTCGCGTCATGGTGTTCGCAATCGGGGCATGCTACATATCCGTGGTCGCTTGGTTTTCTGTTCTTGTTCTCCAACAAATTATATTCCTCCCAATTAGAATATCCGGGTGGGCGCGCATTTCTCATAATGTAGTTTTGCATTTTGTTAGAGTCTTTTGATAAACCTTGCAATTCTTCATTATGCGCTTGAGCATAACTGATAAAAACACCAACAGGCACTTCGCAAGCACCACCACATGTCCCGCATCTTGACGGCGTTCCCATTTTATTTGAGTAATTCTTTCTGTTAACATCTGTGTAAGATTGATTTTTATTTTGAATCTCCCTTTCGGTAAAATAACCTTTTTCTTTACCGTGTTCTTTTCTAGTTGCTTCAACAGCATCACTATCAAAATTCAGTATATTAGTAATGTTTTTTCTCTTTTTTTGTGCCTCTCTTAATTGTTCAATTTGAGCGTCTGTCGGAATTATGTTGTTATCTTTTAAAATCTCAAGCGCTTCTTCAACAGACTTAGGCATAGAAATGTGATAGGAACTCATCGCGCTATCTATCGCAGAACCTAAAGTTTCAGCCGAGCGCCCCCTAAACCCTTCTCTTTCAATATCATCGTATATGTCATAATTTTCACCGATATAACCAAACTGAACAGGTCTTGAACCATCGCTTCTTTCTCTTTGTTGCGCGCCGATGTTGAACGCAAAACGGTTTCTTTTATTGACATCTCCCTCCATGTAATATTGAAAGTGCAATTTGTTAATCATCTGCATTCTTTCCTCGTCCGTAGCATCACTAAATTCTTCAAACATGCGCGGAATGTTACCTCCTAACTTAACATAAGTCGCGATAGCCGCGTTATCAATAGGGAATCTTGACAAAGGTAGCGTCTTTGCGAATGTTTCTAAAGGAAGCGTATTGCCTGCGTCTTTGGCTTTATTTCTCAATTCCGCATATTTTTTACGCGTTTCACCATCTTTGATAAATTCGGCGCGAATATCAAATTCGGCTAATTCTAACTCTAGTTTTTTCTCAAGCCCTTTTCTATAAGAATTTACGGCGCCGTTGAATGATTTTTTATCACCAAATAACGAACCGGCTTTTTTGGCTTTCTGTTTAATCTCATTCATTTTTGGCGTCATTTCATCTATTCTTTCTTGGCGTTGTTCTATGAACCCATCAACACCGTTAAAAAAATCTTCTTCGGTTTTAAATCCTAAATATTGATACATATATTTCTTCGGTTTGCCGCTTGGAGATAATTTTAATCCACTAGGATAATCAAACTTCATGCTAGGGTCTTCTTTTATTTTGTTAGCCATATCAATTTGACTTTGCTGTCGTTCTATAAAATCTGCATACTCAACATATTTTGGTATTCTTGCCTCGTTATAACCTTCCATCAACTCATTAAATCCCGTAACGCGTTTTGTCTTTTCAGTCCCGTCCCTTCTTTTTACAGTAAGATTATGCGTATTCATAAAAGCATTCAAATCTCTTTTCGCTTCTCCTATCTCTTGAGCGCCGGATAGATTGACAATACTTTTTATCCTCTTTCTCATTTCTCCTTGTGAATTAGTTTTAGTCCTATAGATTTGTTTCTTTAGTTCTGCCGGTAAATTCATTAGCGCATCGTGTAGCGAAAAGGCATTTAGCAAGTCTTGCTTTTGGGTTTTTTCTGTGCTAGCCAACCTCTTTTGTTCATCTTGTCCATCTTTGGGATATGCTATTTTGAGGAACTCATGTAAAAACCTGTTTTGAGAAAAATCTCTTGTTATACCAAACGGTTCGTCTTGAACCATCTTCATTGGTAATTGTAGCGACTCTTGTATCATCGCGGCTTTGCTAGGACTCAATTTTTTCAGCGCAGACTCAACGGCATATACAGGGTTGCGCGTATTTCTTAAGTAATTCAAGGCTCTTTCAAAACCTTCTTCGGTGTCTTCAAATCCTTTAGCGTCGTGAAATATACTTAGTAAGTTGCGTCTATCACCCTCCATGACGCTTTTGATGCTACCAAACGGTATGTTGTTCACATTAGGTATTTCTCTATGATGATATATGTAAGGTGATATATTACCGCCTTTACCACCACGGTTCCTACCAAGATTCACATGTCGGTGTGGTGAACCAACACAAGCAACACATTCTTGCTCACCTCCCGGTATAGAATCATTCATTATTTGTTCAGTCTGCGCGATAGTCTTGTCGTGATGTAAAGTGTCGTCTATGTGCCGCTTATGCTTCTGCATAAGATGCTTCTTAATTAAGAATGCAAGTGTTGGATTTTCGCCAATTTGATTAGCAAAGGCGTCAGCCACCGCTTGCATAGTATCAGCGCTAACATCTTTACCATCTCCTAAACTCTTACGCGCCATTTCTATAAAATCAACAGGCGATATTCCGCTTTGTTCTAGTTCATGACGCATTTCGTGATTCTGCGCTAGTCTGCTTGACCACCATTCTTTAGTTATACCCGCCGCAGTAAATTTGTTTAATTTTACTTGGTCTTGCGCAGTTCGCATAGAAGGTGGTTTAAACAAAACAGCAAGGTCTTCTTCACTTGCTATTTCGCTTGTGTCGGTGGGGTCAAGCCCTAATTTTTTGCGAGCGTTCTTTAGCAAAACCTTAGTCCCTAGCAACTTATTAAACAAGTCATCTATAGCCATTTCTGTTTCTTTTTGGCTTCTTTTTTCGCCATTTGGTCTTGTAGTCAAATAATGTCCTTCGGGTAATTCCGGCATTTTCATATTACCTGTTCTAAACAACATTTCTGTGAAGTCATCACCGCCGCGCTTAATCAAATCACCATACATTTGATGAAATTGATTTATGCTAAGTTGACCCGCCTTTACTTTCTGCCGCGCGTTATCTATTTCGCTCATCATGGCGTTATGACCCAATCTATTCATGATGTCTTCATCTTGTTTTTCTCGGTGTCTTATTATTTGGTCGCTTCCATGCGGACCACCCAAAACACCGGTTCTGCGCAAAGCATTTGTTTTGCGAGTCCAATACCTCTCCAATTTGTTAAAATACGCTTGACGCTCGGAATCCGACATTTGTGCTTGTTCGTCGGGCGTCTTATACACTAAATTACCGTCAGCATCTCTTAGAGCCATCATATAATCTGCTTCGCCACCTACACCTTCTTTACCAACACCTTCGGAGGCTTTTCTTTCAGCATCTAAAAAGACTTTATCTGCGGAACTTTCAGTTCCAAAGAATTTGTCAGCATCAACTATGCCGCGCGTCAAATCCATTACTCTTTGACCAATTTTAGAGTTGCGCCCAAGAGCAGGGTGTAGTGAAGATAAGTATTTTTCAACACCATCTTTCTTCTTTCTTGCATTGGGGTCTAATCTTTGTCGTTCATCATCTTCAATGGTATTTTTATGAATGTTTGACACCGAAGACGCAACAGACAATGCAATATCATTAAGATATTGAGGGTCGTTAGGCTCTATTTTTTCTCCACCAACCAAGTGTTGTATAGGTGCAATAGATACTATGTCCGGCGCGTTATTTTTTGTTCTAACTAAACTTTCAGCAACACCCAACCTCTTTGCTAATTCGCGCAAAAACGGAGTCATAAGGGAGTCGCTACCACTTTCTATACGGCGCCCAAACTCTAACTGCTGTTTTGCTCCAATAGCAGGACTGATGGCTTTTCTCGCGTGTTGTTCCATTATGTATCTAAGCCCTTGAAAAATGTTAAGATTCTGCGAAAACTCCGAAGGGCGCGTGACTTCACTAACCTCTCTTGGTGGCTCCGGTTTGGGCGTCTGTTTAACTCCTACCCTACCTTGATTTTTCTCCCATTTCGCTAATTTTTTGCGGTATTCCTTGAGGTTGCGCTGATACTCCCTCATTTGACTTCCAAAATTTAACCGGCGCACTTCTTCTTGGCGCTTCTTTTCATTGTCAGCCCATTTTTCTAGGTCATCTAATATCTTTCCATACCTTTTCTGTATCGGAGATAAAACACCCTCTCCTTCATAGGTGTCCGCGTTAAACACTTCAAAGAACTGTTTGTATGCGTCGGCTAAAGGTTGTGCATCGTCGTCAATTGATTGAGGTGTTTGAACACTTACAAGCCCTTCTTGCGCCCTTTGTTTTAGTTCTGCCTCGTCCGATATGTTGAGTTCTCTTTGCCTCGCTCTAGCCCTCATTTCTTGCTCGGCACCCTCTAGGTCATACAATTTATTATCAACTGCATATTTTAGCAATTTGTTTAATCGGCCATACAAACCATGTGCCTCTTGTTGAATGGCTAAACCGCCTTCGCTACCATCATATTCTTTTTTACTAAGAGCGCGTATCGCTTTGTCGGGCCGCTTAACTTTGTTCGGGTTAATATAACCTATGTGAAACAAAAATGACTCGTTTTTTAAGTTGGGTTTGTCCCAATAAGCGGGTAATGCGTCGCCTAGTTGCAAACTCTCTCGCATCATTGCCGCATGCTCGCTCATAGCAGGAGTTATAATAGGGTCATCTTCTATTTCATCGTAAATTTTTTCGTCATGCTCATCAATGTTAAGCGCTTCAAGAAGTTCCATTGACGGACCCATCAAAACCTGTTCAACTATAGACACAAGTTCGGCTTTAGTATCGGGGTCCGATAAGCGCGAAACTAACTCGGGACTTTCTAATTCACCAAATCCTTTTTCTTCAAGCAGAATATTTGTATCTTCCTTTAGATATGAGAAAGCATCACTAACCCTTTGGTTGTTAATCTCCCGTTGTTTTTGCGCGGACTTATCGCGCCTTTCTTCATCGGATACAGGCGCAGGAACCTCACTTTCTCGTTGCTTTACTCGCTCTTTGGCTTCCTGCGCTCGTTGCTTAGCCGCTTCCGCCCTAGCATCTCTAATTTCAAGGAAGCGTTTTTCGCTTTCAGCCTTCTTTCTTTTAATTTCTTTAGCGCGTTTCTTTGAGTCCCTCGCTTCTTTCTTACGCGCCTTTTCTCTTTTCTTGTTGGCTTCGGCTATGTCCCTTACTAAGATTCTTTCTGCGCGTTCTCTAGCCTGCTCGGGACTTGTAATCCCGGCGCGTGGATTAAACCTCGGTGTCTTCGGCGCCTCATCATCTGTCTGCTGTTGAACGCGCACCTTTTTCTTTTTCTTTGGTGCTTTTACGATAACAAAATCATTCGGTTTGTCATCGCGCTTAGATAGCATCAAACGGGCGAAGGAGTTATGGCCTTTCAATGTAGCGGTTGAGGCAAAACAAATTCAAAATGGCGCCCTATAGAAAAATTTTGTTTCAAAATTTTTTTTCTGTATTTCGCATGTGGTTAT